CCTCCAGCTCCAGGAACAGGTGGAATGGGCGTACCACAGGTACAGGGTTTCCCAATGGGTACACCAGTTAATCAAGCAGTTGGCCAACCACAGTTACAGGGCGGCATGAGATATAGACAGCCCTTGCAAAACAGATATATGCCTTGGCGATATAGAAGATAAGAACCACTAAGTAAAGTAGCACAGACCACTGTGCTACTATTGAATTGAAAGGAAATGCGATGAACAAGAATACCACAATCTCAGACGAGAATCCCTGGGCTGACAGTACTGAAGAAACTGCTGCACCCAAAGAAACAAAATCCTCAAAAGCAAAAAAGATTGCCGATGAAGTGCTGAACATTCCAGCACCCGCAGTACCTGTGGGAACAAGCACAGGTGAATATGATATTGATGGATTGATGACTGACTTTCCAACAGCCACACAGCTTGAACGCTTTGTGTTTGATGAAACAGGCATCGTGCTTAACCTCAAAGGTCGTGCAAACAAACTAAAATATCAGGTTGCAATGGACGCATTAAATGGCGTGCCAATTGATCTAAAATATACTGGCAATAGCAATCCTTATATTGACAAAGCTGATATGGTTCCAATTGATCCTATCCGCCCAATCCCCCAGCGTGATCCTAGCTTGCCACCTACAAGCGAACTACAAAATAGTTTCTGGAGTCCAAACATTCCACATCCAGATGCAACAGCAAGAGCGCAGGACAAGAAATGCCACATGACTTTCCGCAAGTATAAGAATGGAATGATCAGCTATGAAGTTAATGGTCCTATTTCACCACGCCCACATGGTAACAAGATTGACAAGTATGGACGCAATCGTCCAGAAGTAATTCAAATGGTTGATCCACGCACTGGTGAGCAGGTCGCTGTTCGTGAAGATGGTTCATTGACACAGCAGGGCAAACGCTTGCGAGCTATGATGCAGACATTTAGAGTTAACAAGTCTAATTTTTGGGAAACTTGGGTTGATAGAGAATTTGTCAGCTTGAATGACAGCGTAGCGCATAATCCTTGGGATCTAAAATGACTTTAATAGAAAAACTTAAAACAATTGCAGGTATTATTTTTAATAATCCAGCAGTTATTCATCCATATAATAGAATAACTGAATTGATGGGTCTATTAGAAAGTGCTAAAATTGCCAATGATGATCTGCTAAATCAATTGTCCAGATTGAACAACATAGTTGATATTGAAAAACAAGAATTACAAAGAACAGTAAATCTTTATGAAACACAATACATTAGAAATAATGTTTGGAGTCATCAATGACCAATGAAATCCGTGATGGCATGATTCGTCAAGCCAGTCAAGAGCGTATGGTTCGAGATACAATCATAATGCAGAAAGTCAATGGAGCACAAAGGGAAGCGTTTAAAACACGCTTTCCCGGTCAAGTTGAACATTGCATGCGCCTAACAGCCGAACGCTTGCAGGCAATACTAACAAAGAAACCAGCGGATCTCACTGACACAGCAAGCTGGACTGGTTCAGCAGCAGAGATTCAACATCTCAGTGAAGCACTATATGCTCTAACTAAAATCAATAGAGAATATCCAGTAACTTTAGGTGCTACAATAGCCATGGAGGAAATAGCGTGATTAATTTAGCATGTACAGACAGTGATTCATTTGATATTGGTGCTGAGTGGAAATCAGAAGATTCCGTTCATCTCACTATCCATCTCAGCGAGGATGGAATGGGCGATACTGATATTGACTATGAATTCCATCCAGATGAAATTAGATCTATGATCGAATATCTAAGTGGTGTATTAACTTACAAGCCCAAGTTTTAAGGACACAATGTTAGGTACAGATACCCTAATGGCTAGGGCATTGCGTTGTGTTTTAGAACAGCATGAAATTGCTCCTGAAACATATCGCAACTGGCCAACCAACCTACAATTGCGAATGCAAGATTTGGTCATTGCTACTGCTGATGACATGCGATATAATCAGCTGAAGTATTTTAGACCATTTGAACATCAGAAACAATTTTTTGCTACCAGTCATAGCGAACGCAGAGGAATACTAGCTGCTAATCGTATTGGTAAAACTGTGAGCACTTGTTATGAAACAGCCATGCATCTAACTGGACAATATCCTGAATGGTGGACTGGTTATAGATTTGATCGGTCCATCACTTGCATGGTAGCAGGTGAAGGTTGGAGCCAGGTCGCATTGGTATTACAAAATGAATTGATAGGAACTCAGGATGTAAAAATTACAGAAAATCTTGGAAGTGGTGCTATACCTCGTGATTGCATTGTATTTGATACGATGCGTAATGATGGAGCAAACTGTATTGGTATAGAAATAAAACACACCAGCGGTTCAAACAGCTATTTGTTGTTTGCCAACTATACACAGGAAGTTAGACAGTTGCAGGGTTTCAAACTTAACCTAGCTGTGTTTGATGAACAACCACCAGATGATTTCTTCTCAGAAATAGTAACTCGTACAGCTACCACACAAGGCAAAGTGCTTTGTTCATTTACTCCACTCAAAGGACTCAATGGACTGGTAAGCAAATTTTGGAACAGAGAAGAAGGCTATGAGTTTATTAGAGTAGCTTGGGATGATGTTCCTGAATACGATCCATGGGGTCAACCATTCTTATTAAAAGAAACACGCAGACAGCTAGAACGCGATTATCTACCACATGAAAGGGAAGCCCGCATTGCTGGCAAACCAGTTATGGGCAAAGGTGCCGTGTTTCAAATCCGTGATTGGCCAACTTATAATACCGGTGATATTGATTTCACGCATATGCCACATATCAATCGTGTTATCGCATTGGATTTGGGCTTGGTTAATGATAAGACAGTTATTAGTTTAATGTATTGGGAACCATATGAACGAGTTGCCTATCTGCACAAACAAATCATAGTGCAAGGCATTGATGAAGCAGTTCCCAGCCAATATATCAATCATTTGCTTAGACCAGAAGTGTTTGGAACTCCAATCGTACTACCAGCGGATGCCAATACGCCTGGTAGGTATACCATGAGTTCCAATAGTATTCGTGAATTGTTTGAAAGCTATGAACTCAATGTCTATCACAAAGCTATCATGAATCCACCTGATCATGAAGGGCGTGTGACTAATCATAAAAGCTATGGTATCAACATGATGCGCCAAATGCTTGAAGTTGGCAGTTTGATGGTCAATAGCAACTGCACACAATTTCTAAGCGATGCACAAAATTATTATGTTGATCAGCAAGGACGCTTTAGTGATCCAGATGATACTATTGATAGCTGCCGTTATGCGCTGCTTGCTTGCTTGCAAGGTATTGCGGAACCTTGGGATAATAGAACTCCACAACAGCGCATGGCTGCTGCTCGTGACAAGTATTACAAACCACGAGATGAATCACAAAAAGCAGCTTGGAAACGAAGTTATAATCCACAAGGATAATCATTTGTCCAAAAAGTTCGATGCTAAATAATCATATGAATAAAAGGACCCTTTTACAATGCTAGATATCAAACAAATTCCTATTAGGGATATCAATACAAATAAAACAATTAATAGTCGCTTTGTTCGCATGAAGAATCAAATGGATATCAAAATGGCATCCTACTTGCGCTACTTAGGAACTAAAAATGCAGTGAACAGGGCGTCAACATACCATTATTTGTGCCTAGCTGTTACTGACAGTACTGCGCCAGTAAATGGCATTGACTATATTCACCCTAGTGTAAAACCTGCTGTTGATTATGCCACAGCAGTTATTGCTAAGGGCTTGATGCCCAATGGTGAAATTAACTTTGAATTCGTAGCTGATGGTAGCGATGATGAATCTGCTGCAAGACAAGCAACTAATATGGTTAGCAAGGTCGTTAATCAAATGAATGATCCACATTTTATTTTGGAGCGTTGGGTAATGGATTCAGCCATGCATAAAAATGGCATGATGATGATCAAGCCTATTCGTGAACCTATCACACGCTATGTTGAAATCACAGGAACGACAGATCAGCTAAAAGCATTTGAACAGCAAGCTGGTGAAAGTGGATTGACAGCACTGCGCCAAAGCCGTCGCAAAGACAGCGTTGATATGCCTCGAGTAATGGCAGAAGTACAGCAGCTATTGGGCGAACATCAGCAAGATTTTGCAAAAGAAAAAATCAATCAATATCTAACAAATATTCAAAAGGTTACAGATGAAGAATCTTTAGATGCAGCCGCACCTACACCTGAACAGATTCAAATGGAAACTGGTGAAGAACATCTTGATATTATTACAGATTCAATCAGCCGCAACACAATTTACAAAGCCAAGTACAAACTAACTGGCTATAACATCAACATCAAGTTTCATCCTATCGCACAGCACTATTGGATTTGTGATCCAACAGTTCCTGAAATGAAAGATCAGCCATTCTGTGGTTTTTATGATCCAATGAGCATTCAGGAAGCTGTAGAACTATATCCAGGAATTAATCTAGAAGAATTTGAACAGTTTGCTGAATACAATATGTCGGGAGCATACCAAGCTGGTAGCGTATTAAACAATCTAGCTATTCATGCTCGTGATTCTGTGCCAGTAATGGGTATTCCAGTTAGTTCAGCA